AGAAGGCACCGGAGCTGATAAACAAACTCATCGAAGGAACAAAGGAAATACCGATGAAAATCCTCGGAGCGCTTAAGGATTCCGTGATCCCCACGATTATGGAATCGCTCCCGGAATTGATGGCTTCATACCTTGAGGAATTACCAGCCATGCTGCAGGACGAGGTCGATTTTTTGGCCGAGTTTTTACCCATGGCCGTAGGACTCATAACCGATTTGATAAGCATGATGGCCGAGAGCATGGACGACACGTACCCGATAATCATGCAGGCTTCGGTAGAGCTCATGACGATTTTTATAAATGCGCTCTTAGAGAACCTACCAGCCTTGATTCAGGCAGCGCTGATAATCATGACGGCATACACTGACGGAATCATATCCGCTTTACCGCAGATAATATCGGCGATTTTGCAGATCGCAGCACAAGTCATCGCAACGATAATCGAATTAATCCCGACCTTGATAGCGACAGCGGTAAGAATCATAACGGAGTTTTTAACAACCATCGTTGTGACCGCAACCAAGTTTTTGACGGGCGATTATTGGAAGAAGATGCTGGACGGAATCATAAAAAGCTTTACCAACATCGACTGGAAGGGAATCGGCAAGATGCTGACCGAAGGACTCGCAAACGGAATCACCGCAGGCTTCACAAAAGTCAAGGATGCCGTGACCGGAGTCGCAAACGGAATAAAAGACAAATTCACAAGCATATTTGACATACACTCGCCGTCAAAACTTTTTGAATATTACGGCGAAATGCTCAACCAGGGCCTCGCAGAAGGAATCGAAGAAGGCAACGCAATAAAATCAACCCAGGACCTCGCAGACGACATAGAGGGAGCATTTAACGCAACCCTCAAAGCAGACGAAAACGTGAACGGATCCGTGGGAATTGGAGGCGGAATAACCTACGATTTATTGACGCAGGCAATCGTTGACGCTTTGACGATTATGGCGCCGGAGCTTCAGAGCAACATCAATCTCCAGGCAGACACAACCGGAATCGTTAAGGCCGTCGTGAAAGCCAACAGAGACGCCGTGAACCGAAACGGAAGGGGAATATTCGCATGAGCTACGCAGGATACCGAATCATTATAAACAACATAACGGTCCCCAATAGCATGATCCAAAAGGGGACCTGGGTATTCAACCCGAAAGACAGAATCGTGGCCACCTGGAAAGATGGAAATCAGACAGAGCATAGAAGGATCCTACCGAACGCAAAAACAGAGATCTCATTCAGCATAAAGGTCAGGACCGAAGAAGAACAGGCCACAATCAATAGCATCTTCGCACAGAAGGAAAACATACCGGTCACATTTTACAATGACTTCACAGGAGACTACGACACCGGCCTGTTTTTCATGGACACACCACAGATAAGCCACAAGGATACGATAGACGGAATAAGATACAACGCAACGCCCGTCCATTTAACCCAATATTAGGAGAGAGACATGCTGAACGTAACAGACGCACAAAAGACCGCTTACATGGAAGCGGTGGGATTATTCCAAGTAACCGTCACGTTCCCGAATAAAGCATCGGCCACACCAGGCGAACCTTTGAAATTCACAAACGAAGATCTGGTGGAGGAAAGCATCGAGCTGATAGAAAGCATAGAAGACAGCCAATACTTGCAATTCAAAGGATGCATCGCTTCACAATTGGACTTTAAAGTTGCAGACATCGTCCAGGATTTGCGAGGCGAATACGTGGAGGTCGATATCAAAGCAGGAACCACAGAAGCCCTGCCGCTTTTTAGAGGTTACGTCTACACCCAGACGAACCAAACGCAGGAGGATATATTTACTGAATTTTCATGCTTTGACATTTTGAAGAACGTAAGAGGAGAAGACATCAAGGCCTGGTACGACGCCTTGACGTTCCCGATTACGATAAAGAACTTCAGAGATTCGCTCTTCACACACCTGGGAATCGAGCAGGCCGCTGCGACGCTCCCAAACGACGCACAGCGCATCAAAAAGGAATCGGTCGACACTTTATACGCCGGAGACGTTCTCGAAGCAATATGCCAGGCTAACGGACGCTTCGGACAGATAGGAAGAGACGGCAAATTTTATTACAGAACGCTGGACATCATAACCGAAGGATTATACCCCAGCACACACACGTTCCCATCCTCGACCACATACCCGTCAGGAGAGAACGCAAGGGCAATCTTCTCACCGAAATATTACCGGAGCGTGAGATACGAACCCTTCTCAGCAGAGGCAATCGACCAGGTCATAATCGTGAAAGCAAACAACGCCACAGAGCGAGCAGGAAGCGGAACCAACGCCCTGGTCTTGGAAGACAATATCGTGGCCCGGAATTTTTCAAGCTTCGCAACACCGCTGGCGAACATTTACGCAGAGGTTGAAAGAAGGCCATACATACCGATGGATCTAAAATGCGTGGGTTTGCCTTTCATGGAATGCGGCGACATTTTCCTTTCATACACCACGAAGAACGTCGTGAGGTCTTACATTTTGAGACGAAGGCTAAGCGGCATCCAGGCGTTGCTTGACAATTACGAAGGAGACGGAAGCCAATACAGACCTTTATACCAGGAGAGCCCTGAACAAAAGAGCACGGCGAACAGAACACAAGGCGTAGCAAACGCATCGAGAATCGAAGCGGTCAACGGACGCTTTGAACACCTGGACGCAGACAAAATCGACACCGGAACGCTTAAGGCAGAACGCATCGGAGCAAACACGATAGCGGTCGAGAAGCTTACAGGATCGATAAGCAACAACAACTGGGTAATAAATCTAACAAACGGAACGCTGACCATAGGAAACATAAGCGCAAATAACATAAACACAGGAACGCTGAACTCAGGATTGATAGCCTCGAATTCGATATCGGCATCGCAGCTGAAAGCGGATTCATTCGCATCATGGGACCTTCAATGCCAGAAGTGCTCATGCACAACCCTCTGGGTAGGAGGATACCGATACACAGGAGAATACGTCTCATCGCTCGGCGGCTATTTTTTGAAGAGAGTATAAGGAGGAACAAAATGAAGCAAATCATCGGACACGTATACGGAAACACAAAGGAAGACGTCAAGGAATTAATCGACGTCATGGAAAACGCAGGATACGAGATCGCATACGAAAGCGACTCCCACACAAGCGCATCAGTCATAAAGGAAATGCCAGATGAAGAATAGCGAAATAAGGAACTGCGAAAAGGAAATCGTCGACGTTTTGAATCGTTACGATTTCCCGTTCGAATTTAAGAGAATCATGCTCTCGAACCTTGCCAGGATGTGCGAGAACGAAGCGAACAAAGCAATCTTAGCAGAGAGCGAACCAATCGAAGAAAAAGGAGAATTATAACATGCAAAAGGCATTTGTTAAAAAGGATCCGCCATGGGTAGATTTGCCATCGATTGACACACCGATAATCGCTGCAGAGCTTAACCGAATCGAAGACGGAGTCGACACGATAGACAGCAGAGTCGTAACGATGGACACCACCAAAGCGAACCAGGTGGACCTCCTGGAGTGCTTCAAAGCAATAACATTTGATACGGCAACAGGAACCTTCACGTTCACACGATGGGACGGAACCACGGTACCGATTAACACCGACATCGAAAAAATCGCCGTCAATTTCGATTACGACGACGATCCCACAAGCGCACACTACCAGAACCTGGTGCTCACATTAAGCGACGGAACGGTCAAATACGTCGACCTTTCAGCGCTTATAACAGAATTCGAATTCACAGACAGCGCAACAATCGGCTTCACGGTTTCGTCCAGCGGAGAAGTCACCGCAATCGTTAAGAACGGAAGCATAACCGCAGAGAAGCTCCAGCCGAACTACCTGGCCGACGTTACCGCACAAGCAAATGCGGCAGCAGCCAGCGCAACAGCGGCAGCAGGATCAGTGCTTGACTCAGAAGCATGGGCAAACGGAACCAGGAACGGCACGGACGTACCGAGCACAGATCCCGCATACCACAACAACGCAAAGTGGTGGAAAGACAAAGCGCAGGAAATCGCAAGCGGAAGCATCGGAGGCCTAAGCGACGTAACAATCGACAATCCCCAGCAAGGCCAAGACCTCGAATACAACGCAACAAGCCAGGAGTGGGAAAACAGCGACGGAACCAAGAAAAGGATCCTAAACCTCGTCAACAAGACGACCACTTTTAATTCAGACGGCACGATATCGATAACCGGCCCGGATTACACCGAGCTCATAACCTTTAACGCAAACGGAAGCATCACAGACGCCGTAACGATGAACGGAAAAGTGACCACAAAGACAACAAGCTTCGCAGGAAACGTGATAACACAAACCATTGTCGAAACGAACGCATAGGAGGAAGAACAAATGGCATACGATGATACAAAATGGGGAGGCTTCGCAAAAATAATCGTTGACACCTCGACATTGACAGCCGGAGACACGGTAAGAGTCCGCTCGATGACGGACGCAAATGCGATCTACGACAAGACGGTCGTAACAGCAGGAACGCCTATTCTTTTTGAGACCGAAATCTTCAAAGATTACGTCAAGATCTGCACGGTCCAGGATATAGGAGGAGTCGCAACAGAGATAGGCGGCGTTTACAAAACGGTCGACTACGGCCAGACTTTATTTGTACAAATTATAGACAAAACAACGCTTCGAGGATGGAAAGACATCGTTAATTCTCATAGCGAAAGCAGCCTCCTGGCTACAGGAGACGAGGTAGACATCACAGTAGGAACAAGCCCGTGGACTATGATAAACGCAGGAATGGGAATTTACCACGCACACGATATCCTGCTCGTTTCCAAATATTTGTACACAACAGGAAGCAGAACAAACGGTAATTCGTTTGACAGCACTTTTTATGCCGCTATTGCACAAATTGATAGAGAATGCATAACCATAAGAACGCAACAAACTGAAGCATCGGGATCGAGCAATCTTGAAACAAATAATAGATACGTATGGAGTCCAAGCGAAAAAGAAGTAAGTGGTAGCGGAAGAATTGCAGATTCACAATACACTCAACCACCTGTTCAATTACCAATTTTTACAACACAAGCACAAAGACTAAAATCATTGGTTGGTGGCTCGGCAAGAGAGTGGTGGACTTGTGATGGCTCGGGTAATAGTGGTTCTGGACTTTATGTAACTACATCAGGAACTATAGGTGCCAAATCGCAGAACGACAGTCTTGGACTTTTACCTTGCTTTTGGTTAGTAGCAGACGCATAAGGAAGGAGAGCCAGGATGAAATATTTATACCGAAATATTGACAACACGATCATCGACATCGTGGACGACGTGAAGCCCGTGAGAATCAACGAGAACGGAATCACGATACCCTGCTACCCGGACAAAGCGCAGGGCTTCATGGGAAACGGAGAGAGAATCTACCCGAAGATGGGAACGAACCTCATCCCCACATTTGAGGACGTGAAAGATTGGATCGGCGTAGAGGAAATACCCGAATACGTGAGGCCCAGGATTTACAAATACGAGGATGGAGAATTCACAGAAGCAGAAGGGTACGAATTAAGCGCAGGAGAGCTCACCACATCGACGCTCCAGCAGAGAGCTGACATCGATTACATAGCCATGGAAACCGGCGTGGACATTTAGGAAGGAGGACCAGGATGAGTAAGAACTTCGAGAAGGTAAAATATTACTACGACCACGGCCTCTGGGACAAAGAGAGAGTCCGCAACGCCGTAGGCAAATGGATAACACCGGAGGAATACAAGCTAATCACCGGCGAAGATTTCCCGGAATAAAAAAAGCCTACCACACGACAAAAGATTCATGCTATAATTGACAAAAGGAAGGATCTAAAAAAAGGATCCTGAAGGGAGAGACAAATGATGGAATGGTGGCAGACAACGGTCGTGATTTTGACCGGAGTTTTAACAACGCTGAACGTTATCGAAACGATAAGCGGAGGCGTAAAGACAGCAAAGGAGCCTGCGGAAGACTTGAGACGAAGAATAGAAGACCTGGAAAGAAAGAACGCAGAGGAATACAAGCGCATCTTCGAGAATTACGATAAGGAGATCGCATCGATTAAGGAAGGCAACAAGGTAACGCAGAGAGCGCTCCTCGCCCTTTTGAAGCATTCCATCGACGGAAATAACATAGAGCAGCTGCAGAAAGCAGAGGAGAGCCTGACAGATTATCTGGCAGACAAATAAGAAGGAGGAAGAACCATGAACATTCAAGTTTTTTTAACCGGATTATTAATCGTTTCGCTTTTGACAACCCTTACAACCCAGGGAGTAAAAGCAATCATGAAAGAATTTAAAATGACGCCTTACAAGACCACAATGGCAAGCATTGTTTCGGTCGTTTTGGCAGCAGCACTCAGCGCAGGATACGCAATCGTAGAAGCGATACCCGTAACACCCGCATACATCGTCTGCAGCATAGCGCTCGCATTCCTTGGATTTTTATGCGCAACAAACGGATACGACAAGGTCAAGGAAGCGCTCGAACAGATCCTCGGAGGAAAGAAGAAATGAAAAGCGCAGAATTCATCCAGAGATTAATCGAGATACCACAAAAATACAAGACAGCCTACGCTAAGGGAACCTTCGGACAGAGGGCCACAAACGGAACCCTGGACGCAAAGGCGAAGCAATACCCAGCCTGGTACATTCCGAACGGCGTACCGACCAGGCTAAACAGATTAAAAGCACTACCGGACGACACCCGATTATTTGACTGTTGCGGCCTCGTAAAAGCGGTGGCCTGGAATTTCCCGAACACGGTCTACACTTCGAACGGCGTCAAGGATTACAGCGACCAGACCATGTGGGACGCATGCACAGATAAAAGCCAGAGCTTCACACAGATACAACCCGGCGAGCTTTTATGGATGCAAGGACACGTAGGCGTATACATTGGCGAAGGAAAAGCAATCGAATGCACAGGCTCATGGGAATCCAAGGTCATGATTACATGCGTGCAGAACATGGGAACGATAAACGGATTACACGCAAGACGATGGACCGGACACGGCAAACTGCCGTTTATTGAATACACAGGACAGCAGAAGGAACCCACACAGACGGTGCCCGATTATTCAAAATACCCGGTGCTTAGATTTACCAAGAACAAACAGGGCCGATACACAACCAGAGGCGAATACGTGAAGATCCTGCAGCGCCTCCTCATTGCAAAAGGATACGATCCAAAAGGCGTCGATGGAGTCTTCGGTCCTGGATGCAACGCCGCCGTTTTAAGATTCCAGAAGGAGAACACAGACACCAACGGAAAGAAGCTCGAAGTCGACGGATGCGTCGGCCCGAAGACATGGGGAGCCTTATACAAATGATGGACGAGAAAAACATCCCGTACTTTTTCCACGAAGGAGACATGGCCCGAATGGAAAGAACGAACAAAAGACTTTTTATAATTTGCCTGGTTTTGATTTTCGTGCTTCTCGGAACAAACGGAGCCTGGATTTTTTACGAATCACGATTCGAAGACATAACCGTCGAGCAGGAAGTCGAAACCGGCGAAGGATCCGCAACGATAACAGGAGTAGGAGATATAAGATATGGCGAAAGTGAAGCAGACCGTGAAAGTCCGCAGGAAGAAAACCCGTAAAGGATACCGCACCTGCAACATGTGCCACGGCACCGGAAAGATAAAAGGATGAGAGAATACACAAACTCAGAGATAAGCCACTCCATCGACGAGCTGATACATTCCGAGAGAGACAGAGCGCTCCTGAAGCGCAGATACATCGACGGAAAGACATACGAAGCACTGGCGGAGGAATTCGAGCTGAGCGTTTCACAAGTCAAAAGAATTATTTATAAACACGAAAAAAATCTTTTTTTAAGGAGGAAGAATCGATGAAGACAATCGAAATCAACTAAGAGACAAAAGAGATCCCCTGATGAACCGAAAAGGCACTCGTACAACGGGCGCCTTTTTTGTATCCTTAAGAAGGAGGATGAGGACATGGATATGAAAAAGCTTTACACCAAACTGAAAGAGGATCCAAGCATAAAAGACATTCCCGCTATTTACGTTTTGAGAGTGGCAATCGCCATAATTCAGATCATAAACAGCGGAGAATGCTTTTTTTATTCAGGGGAGGATTTATGTTCGTAGAATACAACCCGAACCCAGCAGGAAGAAGAGTCCAGGACTGCGCCGTGCGAGCTGTAGCGAAGGCCCTCAATGAGGACTGGGAAACCGCATACATTCAGCTGGCCATGAACGGATACGGCATGGGAGACATGCCAAACGCAAACAGCGTCTGGGGCGCCCTGTTGAGACAAAACGGATTTTATAGACAAGCGATACCGGACAGGTGCCCGGATTGTTACACAGCGGAAGACTTCGCAAGAGAGCACCCAAAAGGAACCTACGTCCTGGGATTTGGAAACCACGTCGCCACGATAAAGGACGGCACGCTTTATGATTCATGGGACTCATCAAAGGAGATCCCGCAATATTTCTGGTATTTGAAGGAGGAAGAAAATGGCACCCTATAACCCTTATTTTTACCCGAACCAATACGGCCAGACAATGGCCCAGCAACCACAGCAGCAAATGAGCCAAGTGCCCATAAACAACACCTTGATTTTAGTCCGATCCGAAGACGAAGCCAGGAACTACCCAGTAGGCCTCGGAACCAGCGTGACATTCAAGAACGAAAGAGAGCCGTACATCTACTCGAAAACAATGGGATTCTCGCAATTAGATCGCCCCGTATTCGAAAAATACAAGCTGGTCAAGGAAGAAACCGCCGAACAGGAAATAGGCACCGCAGAGGCGACGATAAGCGCACTCAGAGGCGAGATAGAAAAGCTCTGGGATGAAATCACAAGCCTGAAGAAGAAAAAGGAGATAGACGATGAATCCGTTTAATTTGATGCAGGCCCTCATGCAGATAAAACAGAACCCGATGGCGATCCTGGGCCAGAGATTCAACATACCGCAGAACCTAAGCAACCCGAACGACATAATCCAGCACTTGCTGAACACAGGACAGGTAACGCAGGAGCAGGTCAACCAGGCAATGCAGATGAGGAATAACCCGATTTTTAAGAATTTTCGATAAATAGATCTAAAAAACGATATTGAAGTCGGTGCACAGGCTTTGATATAAACGGACCACCCGAAAAGAGGATGGCCCCTGACCATGAAAAAATTAATGGAGGTAAAAAACATGGCATTAACAGACGAAAGTAATGGATTTTACATGCCCGTAGCGCCCGCATACAGCGGAAACAACGGCGGCGGCTTTGGAGGCTTCGGAGGCGACTGGGGCTGGATTGTATTACTCCTTTTATTAGCCGGAGGCGGCTGGGGTAATGGATTTGGAGGAGGATATGGAGCAAACGCCCTCGGTTATGATTTCCCTTGGATTTTGAACGGCCAGAACGGAATCAACAATAACGTTTCAAACGGCTTCAGAGACAACATGCTCCAGGACAGCATCACAAGCGTAAGAGACGGCATAAGCGCCCTTTCAACACAGCTCTGCGGATGTTGCGGCGACACCCAGATGGCAATCGCAAACCTTGGCGCAAACATTGAGCAGGGAGCAAACGCAAGACAGATCGCAAACATGCAGCAGGCATTCAATGCACAGACAGCAATGCTCCAGGGATTCAATAACATCCAGGCACAGCAGGCAGAGTGCTGCTGCGAGAACCGCCTCGGAATTGCAAGCCTTGGATCCGACATCGCAAGAGAAGCATGCGCAACCAGAACAAACGACACCCAGAACACACAGTCAATTCTTAACGTTATCAACGGCGGCATTCAGTCAATAAAAGACCAGCTCTGCCAGGACAAGATCGACGCAAAGAACGACGAAATCTCCGCATTACGCCAGCAGATCGCAATGAAAGACCTCGCAGCTTCACAGACAGCACAAAACGCATTCATAGCGCAGGGCTTCAATGACGAGATAGATGCGCTTTATAACCGCCTCAATTCTTGTCCCGTGCCCACAACACCCGTATACGGACGCACCCCGATTTTCCAGTGCAACAACAACGGATGTGGATGCGGATGCGGTAATTTTTAGGAGGTAGAGCCATGGCTGAATATTTAGCAAACGCACCACAGAGCGTGGCCCTAAACGGCCCGGTGCTTTTTACAGCTTCTATCCCTTGCAATTCCGGCTGCGTTTACCACGAAGACGAGACGGGGATTTTTATTCTTAAGGGCAAGACCACTAACTGCTTCGCAAGATACCAGGTAACATACAACGGAAACATAGCGGTACCCACAGGTGGAGATTTGACACCCATCGCAATAGCGATAACCGTCAACGGAGAACCCAGAGCAACAAGCAGGGCAATCTTCACACCCCAGGCCGTAGACGAATACGGAAACGTTACCAGCACGGCAATCGTGACCGTTCCCAGGGGCTGCTGCTTCACAGCATCGGTACGTTACATTGACGCAATGACAGACGATCCTGCGACAGAACCCACACCCGTGATAACCGTTCAGAATTCGAACCTGGTAATCAACAGAATCGCATAGGAGGGCAAGATGGAAAAATTATACGAATTAAAAGAGACTCTCTGCGAAGAACTCGAAAAATACGGAGCGAAAGACAAGATGAGCGCCGGCGATTTAGAGGTCGTGGACAAATTAACCCACACGATAAAGAACCTCGATAAAATCATCGAAAAATACGACGAAGAAGGCGAGTATTCGAACAGTGGCAGATACGCCAGAGAAGCATACCCCGTAAGAGACATGGGCGAATATTCAAACAGAAGAGGAAGAGGAGCCAATGCGAAAAGAGATTCTATGGGCCGTTATGCAAGCCGCTATTCAATGGATCATGGTATGCTTGCTGATCTTCGTGAGATGATGGAAGACGCACCGGACGAGAAGACACGCCAGGAATTCGAGAGATTCATCAGAAAAATGGAGACCATGTAAATGATTAAGGAGCAGGAGCTGAAAGAAGCGATAGCCGAATGCGAAGGAACCAAAAACCCGAACGCAAACACGTGCGTCAAATTGGCGGCATATTACACGATTATGGATCGGCTTTATGCAGGCAAGGCTCCAGCGCTTGACACCGGATATTCATTCGAAAGCAGAGCACAAATACCATACAGCGCCTCGCCGTTTTCACAAGCCGTAGAGAAGGCCGGAATCGAGAAGGCATACCCAGTAATAGACGAGCTGATGGAGGTGCTGTACGTAACAAACAGACCATTATACGAGAGCGTAATGGCAAAAATTGAATATTGAAAACCACAGGGAAGGCGGTCCCAAAAGGGCCGTCTTTTTTTGTTGCTTTTTGTCCACAGATGGACTAAAATAGAAAAAGGGGAAGCGACGGAAGCAAACGGAAGCAAACGGAAGGAGGGATAGGATGAAGAAAACCGAGAGAGAAAAAGCGACCGAAATAATCGAGAGCGTCTGCGACAAATTCTGCAAATTCACAGGAACCGGAACGAACGGCGAATGCGAATACCAGAAGGAGCACAACGGAGCCTGCTACCTTGACGATTTGATGAAGATCCTGGAGAGAGAGGAGTGCGATGAAGGATAAAAAAACCGTTTTAATTTTTGGAGCCATAGCAACAGCCCTGACGATTGCGGTCATAATCGCCTGGAGCATTCCAGAGAAGAAGGAGAAGGAAATGATACCGATAGATGAACTCAGAAAAAAGGAACCGGAGGTCAACTGGGACGAAATCGAGATAGAGGAAATCCAGATCGAAGAAGAGCCCGAAGAAGAAAAACAATACAAGGCCAGCGACGAGATAGCGCTCAAGCCAGAGCTGCAGATATTCACGCACGAAAAATGCGACGAATACGGAGTCAGCTACCCGCTTATTTTGGCCCTCATGGAGAGCGAAAGTACCTTCTTAGAGGACGTCGGAAACGAACGCATCCTGGGAGGCAAGGAAGGCGAAGCAAGATACTACGGATACATGCAGCTGTCGAGCGGCAACGTCCACAAAGCGAAAACGGAATACGGCATGGACGCACACACACCGGAAGGAAACATCGAAATGGCGATAATCCTCATGGCAAAATACAAAATCAAGTACAACGAACCGACCGCAGAGCTCACCGCTTACAAAGCAGGAGAAGGGGCAGCGGACATGGGAGTCAGGCTGAACTTTGAGAGGATCCTGCGAAGAGCCGAGGACTTCGAGAGAATTATAAGAGAGGAGGAATAACGATGAAGAATTGCAGCACCTGCCCATATTTCGAGATCTGGAAAAAACCAGAACATAAACCAGGGCCCGAAGGAAGAATCGCAGATAAGGGAACGCTTCACTGCACCAGGTACGGATTGACGGGAGACATTCGGAACTTTGAGAAGCAGAAGCGCAACGCCTGCAGAGAGGAGGAACCATGCTCGAACCAGGAATGAAAATCAAAACATTTTCAACAACAAGAGTGAGCGATTACTTAAACTGGATCCGAGAAGAAGGATACCACGCCAAGGCCTACACGAATTACATCGTGGTCGGAGACAAGATAAAAAAGCGATTCGATAAGGAAACCCTATCCAAAACGATGAGAACGGCCAGGAAGAAAAAAGGAATCACCAGGGAACAAATAGCAGAACGCATGGGAGTCTGCAAGGACACGGTCCGTGATTGGGAATTAGGACGAAGAACCCCGCAGCTTTTCAATTTAGAGCGTTACTGCAGGATAACAGGAATCACAGAAGAGGAGATAGAACAATGCAAGAGATAAAAGAAAAGAAAATGACAGAGATGGAAGCCGTAGACATCATAAACAAGCACCAGGCATGCAGACACTCGGAATGCGATCTAAACTGCGAGAAGTGCCCGGCGAACGTTTCCATGGAGGAAGTAGATGAAGCAATCAGAATGGCCACAGAAGCACTCATATGCGCCCAGGTTTACACAGAAAACAAAAAGGCATAGAATCGAACCCCGCCAGACTTTCTGGCGGAATACAGCCAAAATTTGCGTTTTAAGAGAGAACGGAATCGAGATCTGGAGACCAGCAGGAGAGATAGACCTCGAAAAAGAGCTCGAAAGATTCAAAGGCGGCAGCAGCAGATGGAAGGGAGGAAGAAGATGCCGAAAAGCCTAAAATGCATGATTAAGACTTTGTGCCACCAAGGCAAGATAAGCGAAGAAGAAAAGCGGAGCCTTTTATACAAGCTGAGGAACCACGACGCAGAGCTCCTAAGCGGAGACCTTGCCAGAGCCATGGCGGACAAAAGGTTTTTGATTACGAACTACGGATGCGACGAAAGAAAAAGGATCCTGCTCGATTTTGATAGCGAAGCCATAGTGCGAGATTGGAAGGAATACCGGAGGAAATAAAAATGCAATGCTCGAAGAACCACAAAATGCAGGTTATAAAATCCGCAACGATAAACCAGACGACCTGCAGGCAATACCGCTGCCCGGTTTGCCAGGAAATCGTATACTCCACCGAGACAGCCGAAGCGAACGCAAAAGAAAAACTGTCGAAAATACGAGCAAAAAAAAGATTTTTGTTGAAAAATACAGAAAAATGATTATACTGAAAAGAGGAAAGGAGGAAACGGCATGAACAAAATCTTAAATTTTAGAAGATTAAACGGCATCACCCAGATCGAACTGGCCAAGATGGCAGGGGTATCGCCCACCACAATCGCAAGGATTGAAAGAGGCGGAAAGCCCTCGATAATCGTCGAGGGAAAACTCGAAAACGCAATCGACGAATACAACGAACGAATGAACGAAGGAGGCAAATAATGAAGTTTAGGACTTTACAAGCGGACGAAATCGAATGCCGCATCGCAACGATTAAGGAGAACGGCCTGAGCCTTTTGCTTTACAAGGACGCCAGGGTAGACCAGAACCTCCTGGACGAAACGGTCGGATCAATGAACTGGCAGAGACACCACAGCAGAGAAAACGCAAACTGCATCGTCAGCATTTGGGACGAAGAGAAGAAGCAATGGATCGAGAAGGAAGACACCGGAAAAGAGTCAAACACCGAGAAGGAAAAAGGACTCGCCTCGGATTCCTTCAAAAGGGCCTGCGTTAACTGGGGAATCGGAAGGGAGCTGTACTCGGCGCCTTTCATTTGGATACCAGGAGACAAGTGCCAAATACAAAAAGGAACCCCATGCAAATGCTATGATAAATTTGAGGTAAAAAACATCGCATACGACGAGAACCGAAACATAAAAGAACTCACGATTTACAACGCAACCACGAAGAAGGTCGTCTACAGAATGGGAGAGAATGCCCAGGAAGAAATAACAGAGGATCCGAAGAAGGAAGAGAAGAAGGAGACCAAAACGGCAGCAGACGCAAAAGCAACGCCGAGACAGATAGAACTCCTCAAGCGCCTGGTTCCCACAGAAGAAGGACAGAAGAAAATGCTCGAATGGTGCAACGTAACAAAAATCGAGGACATAACCGCAGTAAAAGCATCGGAGATTATAACAAGCAAGAGCCAGAAGAAAGAGGAGGAAAAAGCATGAACGAAATCAGAATCATAGACGGACAGCTCCCGCAGGAGTTGACCGCACAGATCGCAGAACTTGAAAAGCAGGCGAAGGAAATCGCAGAGAAGCAGAAGCAGATGAAGGAAGCAATCCTCCAGGCAATGAAGGAGAAGGAGATCCTAAAGATTGAAGCGCCGGAGGTTACGATAACATACGTCGCACCGACGACAACAGAGAAGCTCGACAGCAAGGCACTCAAGAAGGAACTCCCTGACATTTACGATACCTACTGCCAGATAACGCAGAGAGCCGATTATATCAAAATCACGATAAAGGAGAAGAAGGATGGAGAGCTGGACGATTAACGGCCGAGTGCTTGAATACATAGACGAGAGCCACACCTACCTCGTAGACGGAATCATCGTGCCGAGCGTTACACAGCTGCTTCATAGGAAATTCAATAAAAAATACGACGGCATCAGCGCCGAGGTTTTGAACAAAGCAGCGGAAAGAGGAACCAGAATCCATAAAGACATCGAAGAGTACTGCCGGCTTGGAAAAGAGCCGGAGTATTCCGAGACAAAGGATTTTATATTCGTGACGAAGAAGAACGGACTCACCGTAAAGGAAAACGAGATCCCGATAATTCTCGACCTTGGCGGCGAGACCTTCGCAGGACGCCTGGACTTGATCCTGGAAGCAGAAGGAGAACTCGCCGTGGCGGACATAAAGACCACGGCCACGCTTGACAAGGAATACCTCGCATACCAGCTGAACCTTTACAGACTCGGAGCGATGCAGAGCTACGGATACGACATCAAGCGCTTATACGGCATACACCTGAAGAACGGAACCAGGAAAGCGGTACCGATACCGATAAAGGAGGCGGCATGGTTGGAAGAATCGCTGAATATTCAAGAAGCATAGAAGGAAAACCCAGGGTAACATTTGAGGTCGACGGATTAGACGAACTCAGAGGCCTCGAAGGAGAACTCGACATAACGGTCAAAAAGCATTCGAAAAGGAAATCGCTGAACGCAAATAACTACTTTCACAAGCTCGCAGGCCTTATGGCAGACAGCATGAAGCCACCGATAACAAAAGCCAGGATGAAGAACCTCCTGCTCGCAAGATACGGGCAAAGGGAAATCATAAATGACCGCCCCGTTTATTTTCTGATGGATCCTTCAATCGATTTATTGGAGAACGAAAACATCCACGCCGTCTGCGTAGGATTTGAGAAGAACGAAGCCGGAGAGCTTAACGCCAGGTGGGACATCATACGAGGAACCCACACCTACGACTCCAGGGAGATGAGCATCCTGATAGACGGAACGGTCGAGGACGCAAAGCAGATGGGAGTCAGAACCGAGACACCGGCAGAGATTGAGAGGATGAAAGCGCTATGGAGTCAATACTGCAACACGAAAAAGAGTGCTACCTTTGCGGAAGGATGACAGACCTGGAAGAGCATCATGTGATCTTCGGAAACCCGAACCGAAAGAACTCGGAAAAATACGGATTGAAGGTCTGGCTTTGCGCAGAGCACCACAGAGGAAACGAAGGACCGCACCAAAATCGAGAGATTGACGTCGCATTGAAGATTATAGCACAAACAGCATTCGAGGCCCGCTATGGCGACCGTGACGATTTCCGGCGGGTATTCGGAAAGAGCTGGATATAAAATTGAACAAAGCAATAATTGAACAAAAAAGAAGGGAGAACAAAAATGGCTAATATTGTAATCTTGATGGGAAGACTTACAAAGGATCCTGATATTAGGAGAGGAGAAGGCACCAGCCTCGTAGCAAAATACACCCTGGCCGTAGATCGCAGATTTGCAAACAAGGACGGCCAGAGAGAAACCGACTTTATAAGCTGCGTAGCCTTTGGAAAAGCGGCAGAATTCGCAGAAAAATACATGAAGAAGGGAACCAAGATGCTCGTAACCGGACGCATCCAGACAGGATCCTACACAAACAAGGACGGCCAGAAGATCTACACAACAGACGTTGTGGCAGAAGATCAGGAATTCGCAGAGAGCAAAGGAAGCAGCACAAGCAACGC